ACCCTGGACTGTTTCCTCAGCAAGGCCAGTTGTCCAAGGCCTAGCGTCTGCTTCAGTTCTATAGATACTAGCTTCAACGATAAAGCGAGAAGCAGTTGAATCCAGCAACTTCGTATGAATCTGACCATCTGGGTGATCCTTCCAGTATTTAACAAGTCGCTCTTCGACTGTCTCGTAATCTTCTAGATTAAACATATAGTTCATTCTCCTCGGTGTGTAATTGACCGGCTATAGCAAAGTACGCTGCGCCATCGATGTAATTGTCTGGCTTAGGAGTTTCCATTGACCTTGCGATTTTGACCAATGCCAAACACATCGCCACTTGATAATCTGTAACTGGCATTTCGAGGTATGCGCTCCAGAGTGAGGCTGTGCGCTGCATATTGTCCGATGGGTGACCGTAATCAAGTCCTCGGTCTTGGATAGTAGCTCGCGCTTCGTTGAGGTAATCACGGGCGTTCATCGGCTAACCAGTTGCTTTTGCTCGCGGCGTAGCGCAATGCGCCCTGCAATCTTGCCGTGTTCATGTCCCTTGGCATAGCCAATAAGAAAGCCAGGAAGTGAACCGATAAGCATTGAGAGTAAAACTATATGATCATGATTGGTAATCATTGTGAGCCCTTTCTGTTAGGTGTAGAGGCGGGCTTGCAATTTGCTCGTTCAGAAGTAAATAACTCCCGCCCCTACAGAAAGAACTTTACATGAGCCTTATGCGACAGGCTCCTCTTTTAGATAACGAAACGATAACGATTTGAGATGGGTCCTCGTCCTCAAAGTAAGGGACTGCGATATTACCTGGCGCGTCCATAGACCTTGCCCTGCACAATAAAGGTGCCGTTCTTTTCAATATTGATTATGTCCACCTGGACGCTTGAGTTATGCACATACATGATTGCAAAGGCTTGCTGCCAATTAGCCGTTCCCTTGGTGTATGAGGCCTGTCTAAAGTCCATGAGATTACCTACCTCAACTCCATGCAGAACACGCCCTAAACGGCCACCAGAGGCCTCTGTGAAGGCGCTACGCCCTGCTCTGTGAGTATGTCCTGAGACAACGTTCTTGCCATGTCTACGGGCTGCTTCTAGGGCTGATAGGCCACCCTGTTGCTTGATAGGCGTATGGTCTCCATGGACAGCAATCCAGCCTGGAGCAATATTCATAGGGTTCTTATGGAAGGTTATGCCTAGCTCATCGAACTTCATGAACTTCTCAAAGCGCAGCTCTGGCAAAGATAGAAATGACGGAATCTTTTTCATAATGATGTTGTAGAGCCGGTCTGTATGATTAGATCGTATGCAATCTGTGACGCCTAGCTCCCATAGGAGATTTACGCACCTATCACGGTCATCGCCAAGGCTCTGCTCGTAGGCTTGAGGCGTGCCTTCTGACCACTTGCTTATAGTCTGAAAATCAATCTCGTCACCAATAGTAACTGTCTGGTCTGGCTTAAACTTCTGGAGAAACTTTGCAATGTTGTTTGTCAGATGCACGTCCTCGAAAGGTACTTGCAGGTCTGACAGGATTACTATGCGTTTCATCTAGTCCTCGTCATCGTCCTCATAGGGGATATTGTCGATTCGATTAGGTAAGTTAGGAATAATCCAATCAGGGAAGGTTTCACGATCTGATAGCAGCCAGAAGGCATGAGTCTCTGTGAACCCTGCTCTGCGTAAAGACTTGTAATACTCGTTCATTGCTATGCAGTAAGCATCAAGCGCAGAATAAGTATCAAGGTCTATGACTGGTCGCTTCCTTGCCATGTCAATAATTATCTATCTAAGAGTATGTTGTAAATCTCATCGACACGCGTATGAAGGCGCTTAATTTCTGCAAGTAAATGGGTAATGACGAAGCCGGATAAGCCGCCAACGATTGCCAAGCTTGCAAAGTAAAGGGTAAAGAAATCCTGTTGTGTCATTTTTTCTTTTCAACGGTATCAACCGCAGCCTCAAGCGAATCAACCAAGATGTCAGCAATAGCCTTCTTAGCTCGGTATGACTTGATTGCCTGTCGGATTACAGGGATTGCAACGAGCCCAAGAGTTGCGTAGATAAGTGCTTCCATTATTTACCGCCTAGCATCGGGATATTAAAGAACGAATCATCTGAATCGCCTTGCTTAGTGAAAGAGATATGGCAATGGTGGTCATGCGGATTGATTCCAGAATACTTGCGCCAGCGCCACCCCATGCGAGGGGAAGCAATCTTGCCTGCGAATATGATGTAAGCAATTCTCTTGTCAGACTTTGCTGCGTGTCGAATCTGATCTGCAAGGTCAGGCATGAGGTCAGGCTTTTTCTTTCCAGCCAAATCCCTGTCAATATCAATGGCTCGGACGATACCTTTTGCATCAGGATTGTGGTCAGAAGGACGCGCTGAATGACGGGTATCGCCAATCCACCCGTCTGAGGTTCTATCTCTGTCCGAGTAAGTATCATCTATCTGAAGCCTTAACTGTTGTCCGGCTTTGCATAACTTAGGACTCATCTAGAACACTCTTATGTTCAGGATTTGAACAACGCCATTGTTTGTCATTGTTGAGGATTAGCTCATCATGTCCGCACTCTGGCATTGGAGCTATGAAAGCATCGTCGATTGGGTCATAGGTATAACCAACCGCTGCATAGTTATAGCGAATCTTTCCATTGTAGGAAGTACGCACGCAGGTCTGACCTCTGAAGTTGGAATACCAAGTCTCAGGGGCTAACCCTTCAATAAGTTCTGTCTCATCAATGCCGACAATAACCTCGGTCACGATGTTAGATTCATCTAAGAACGCGTAATGTGCCATTAGACCCAGCTCACATTTCCTGTGCCAGCAGTAATTGTTGTTACTTTGTTAGCTCCTACAGTTGTTGTTGATCCTGTTAGACCCGCGCCAATAGTAATTGAGTTGCTACTTGGATAGCGCAAGATAACAACTCCAGAACCGCCAGCCAGACCGCCGTTAAAGTTGTAACTGTCTGAACCACCGCCACCTGTGTTGGCTGTTCCTGCTGAGTTTGTACCACCGCCGTCTGTGCCTGTGCCTTGTTGATTCTGTCCAGCACCACCGCCACCGCCTGCGCGACCAACCGAACTTCCTGTAATTGATGATGAAATTCCTGCACCACCATTACCACCAATGCCTGAAGCACCTGACTGACTTGTACCTGGAGCGCCTACGCTGCCAGCACCACCGCCACCGCCTGAAGCTCTACCATAGGGATTTACATAATAACCAGTTCCACCTGCGTAGCCTTGAGCTGGAGATGAAGCTGTACCACCTAGACCTGTTGTACCACTTCCACCGTTACCACCGCCACCGCCTGAACCGCCAGCGTTACCATTAACAGAAACTCCGGTAAATGCGTAACCTGAACCACCGCCACCGCCGGTTGATGTAATTGTTGAGAAAATACTGTTTGAGCCGTCTCCACCGATGTAGCCACCGCCACCGCCGGTTGATGCGCCACCTGCACCACCAGCGCCAACTGTTACTGTGTAATTAGTAGATAACAATAATGATAACGGACTTGCTGCTGAACCACCGCCGCCTTGTGTGCCTACTGAAGTTCTGTAGCCACCGCCACCGCCGCCTGCTCCAGCTTCACCACCTGAACCACCGCCGCCTGCAATTACAAGATAATCAACTGTAACTGAAGCTGGAACCGGAACATTGAAAAGTCCTGCTGTAATAGCACCAATCATTACGCAATTGCTCCTGCGACATACCAAGTATCTGTTGCTGTCTTAATGCAGACTGCTGTCTTGTACTGAGCCAAAGTTGGAGAAGCTGCAACTGCACCTGCTGACAGAACTGTTGTTGTGCCTGAAGTGACTGCTGAGATTGTGACTGTTCCAGCGCCCTTGTTAAGAACTGTGATTGCTGTGCCTACTGGGAAGGCTACAGAGGCATTAGTAGGAATCTTAAATGCTACGGCTGTTGCTTTGTTCATAGGTACTAGGACTTGATAAGCGTCATCAAGAATTGCTGTGTAATCTGCTGTCTGATCTGCATCGACTGTAAAGGCTACTAGCCCGTTGAACATTGCCGCTGTCAGGATATCTCCTGTTGCCGCTGGCATACCTTGTGTCATTTATATCTCCTAGTAAGTCATTGCACTCACGCCAATTATACCGCGTTCTGTGCTTCCTATGATGAATCCATCGACGATGGGCTCAAGTGTTGTAACTGTGCATTGCATTGAGTTAGGGCTAATCTCCCACTTCAATCCCTGCACTTGCAAGGTCTTGGTGATAAGGCTGCCATCTGGCTGTATATTCTGAATCCGGACATTGGTGAAGTAATCCAAACCAATCATTGTGTCTGTAGGGACTGCTGGGTCTAGTAAATCAACAGTCATGGCGTCAATGCGGATAGTGGTTTCAGCCCTTGTTGCCACCACCGTAGCAGCGATATTGAGGGCATTAGCGTCAGTATCAATAACTAGGTCTTGGGCTGAGAGTTGGTGTTGGAAGTATTTAGTGGCGCTGGCTGAGTTAATGTAAATCTGAGGAGTGCCGCCTATGCGCTGCATGCTGGCCTTGTTGATGATGAGCTTGTCATCGAAGGCGAATACAAGCTGCTTGTAAGGGATACCGCCGGTTTGATTAAACTCAATAGGAGTGCCAGAGATAGATGAGGCTACTTGATTACGGCTCTTGAATATGGCTGTGCCAGCACCGTCCATGTAGAACGCACCCTGCTCAGAGAACTCAGCGTTCTTGATTGCATCGAGGGAAGTTCTAAGAGTTCCTGGGTCTGCCTGGCAGAGAGAGTTGCCTGTCGAGATAGTTCTCATGTTGGCTGGAAATTCCACCTGGTCAAGAATTTTGCTTATGCGTGTGCCAGTTGCCTGCCCTGCGCCTGAATCTGTGACAGTTGTGACTTGTGCAAGATTGAATAATCTAAAGCCGTCCGCTGCATAAATATCTACATAGCCTACGTTCTCAGCCTGATCATAGAAATAGCGATACTCGGTTGTATAACCTGAAAATAAGAACTCCTGCGCTGTGGCTGTTGTAGCTGCCACGCGTATCTTGCGAAGCGGAACTAAGAATGGGTAATAGATAGAGTTTACGTTCTGAGGGTTCCAAGAGCCATCGTTGTCAAAGACACGGATAACTGCTGTGCCAGCCTGGTAGGTGTCAGACTGCACGTTGCGACCATTATCAATAGTGATACTGCGAACACTAGGAGTTAAATCAACAATAGGTTCTGGGACTGTAGAGCCAGCAAGTGTGCCAGTACCTAGAACGCCGTACTTAGCGTCACCAATGGTAAATGGATAACCGAAGGTAGCACCTGATGAGAAGTCGAAGGAGACTGAGATATTAGCTGGCAGCGCCATGGTTATCGACCAGTTCTATTTACTGATGAACCAATGCCTGAAAGGGAA